GTCGCCGATGGAGGTTTTACGTTAACAATCAATTCTACCACTACATCGGCAATTAATTATACAACTACTGACACGCTTGCCACGTTAGCTACAAAGATGCAGGATGCAATACGTGCAATAATGACTGCACATCCTGCCGGATGGACAGTTACTGCTTATGCAGGCTATATAGTCGTAGAACAAAATTCTTATACACCCAATGTTACTGCATTCATCTGTTCCGATGCCGGCATAACGGTAAGCATATTAACTGGTAATTATCAAACAGCTTTGTCGGGTCTGTTAAATCCGTCAACGCAAATATACAGAAATGATGGAACAGTTGAATATTTTGCAGGTGCAAATTTCTTGAAGTTTAAGCAATATTATTCTGCAAATGGTGGTGATTCTGTTGATCAAACATTAACAAGTAATGGCATAATACGAGAATCGAGATTTAATGCGACTGATAATCCGATTTTATTTGAGTATTATAAAACATACGATAATTACCTTCAAGCAAAAATGGTAAAAAAATCGTATTCAAAAGGAATAATAACTGATAAAGACGGGAGAAGTAATACTAAAAAACTTGCATTGGTAACATATACAAACCATGACGGGACTGCCTCTCCTGCATATCATGCAGCAGATTATTGTAATTTATTTGAAAGAGCAGGGACTAAACATCTTGCTGGCTCATGGTGGTTGCCGACAGTTTGGGAATTTGACAAACTGATTAGTAAGACAACAAACGGGATATCAGGAGTTGAACAAGATATTATTACAAAAGGTTTTATTGAAGCTGGGCTTACACCACTAAATGTAAACTCATTTTATTGGTTATCATGCGAGTATACCTCCAGCCTTGTTTGGTTTTACAATGGCAACAACGGTAGTTTCGATGACAGCCACCGCAAGAATCTCTCGGATGGTTGTCGTGTTGTGTCAGCTCTTCTACTTGAACCTTAAAACTTAAACATTATGTACAAAGAAGAAATTAATAAGAAGTATCAAAAGATACACGAATTTAGGTCGCTATTAAACCGAACCGATTATGCCGACCATCGACAAGATGATGAGCCGAATAAGCCGATGCCGGAAGAAATAAAGGCGGCGAGAATAAATGCAAGGGAGCAGATTAATACACTTGAATCAGAAATTGCAGATTTGGAATTACTCGAGCAAGAATATTTAAAAACAATTGACGGGATAGAATTATAATGAAAAGGTACTTTATATCGGGGTATAATTACATTCAGGATATAGTCCTTGAGGCAGGTACATATACTTTTTGGGCATATATAAAAAGCAACTTCGGAAATACTTTCACATTTGCACTTGCAAATGAGGAAGGTGAATGGGAAGTGTTCGATGTTGATGTACAACAAGGTCAATGGACAAAAGCATACGAAGTATTCACCATAAAAGAAAGAAAAATTAAGTTAAGCCTGATATATAGATATTTTGACTCGGAACATCCTGTTTACGTTTTAAAGCCACAATTGATCAAAGGAAATATCCCATCTGATGCAGGATCAAGTCCTTTTGATATTGATAAGGTTACAGACGACCTGCACGATGCAATAGGAGGAATAGAAGACTTTACAAATGAAGAGTTTGCCGACAGGGTTTTAAGTTATGGCGAAAGAGTTTCGTTGAGGAGAGATTTGGAGGCCGTAGAAGTTATCTTTCAAAGTTTGAAGGGCAGCTATGAAAAATTACTCATCAATCCGTTTGTAAATGTACTTGTCCTGGCCGATTTAACCGCAAAATACAACGCTGTTTCATCCGCCAAAGATCAGTTATTTACAACGATTAATACAATTATAGATGGCAATAATATCGTTACTCCAGAAGAAATAGTAGTACTCGAAGAAGAGTTAAAGAACAACATTGAAGAAATTGTAGAACTTTAAAGCAATAAACAAGATGAAAGGTATAGACAAAATTTATCATTTAGTAGCAGGTTTTTGATTGCCTTAATATTTGGCTTAATAAACCATGTGATAGATTTTAAAGAATAAAAAGTATTATGTTTTTAATTTTATTTAACTAAAAATATTTGGATAATTCATTTATTAAATATACCTTTGTATTATTAATTTTTAGAAAACATGTAAAAATAAAACTTTATGACAAGAGATCAAGCATATGCTTTGTATACAGTGTTATTAGAAGCACAATCTAATAAACTAGAAAAGGAGATACTTAAAAAGTATGTATTACTTAAACTAGATCTACATAAGATTAAAGTAGAGGTAGATGAGGCAAGGGAGAGGATTTCAGAGGATACTAAAACAGAAGATGAGCAAGCTTGGAACAAGCGATTCATGGAAGTCTTTCAAGAATGGTTAGGAGAACCCGCTAACGTGAAAGCAGATATCTTTAGTATTGAAGAATTAGTAGAGTTTATTCAAGCTAATAAATTTAATGGTGGTCAAGAAGATTTTGTAATGCGACATCTTCTCAAGAAAGATGATAATACAGAATAGGTTGTTGAATAAAAATAGTCATAATTAAGGTTTTAATAATTGGTTGGTTGGTAGGATAGTTTAATTGGTAGAACTCTGGATTTGTACCCCAGGAGTCTTGGTTCGATCCCAAGTCTTACCTCATTGAGGGTTAGCTTAGTTGGTGGAGCATCTGACTGATATTCAGAAGGTCATTGGTTCAAGTCCAATACCCTCAACTGTGTCTATAGCTTAAATGGTTAGAGCGTGGGATTGTGGTTCCCAATGTATGAGTTCGATTCTCATTAGACACCTAGTATTAATTTAATAATAAAATTTTATAGGAGAATTAATATCCTCAAAATTGCGGATTGGAGAAGTGGTATCTCACCAGGCTCATAACCTGGAGATCACAGGTTCGAATCCTGTATCCGCAACACAAGGTGTTATACTAAAAACAATGTTTTCATATATTATGTATGATACATGGTATTGAACACCTTGAACATACGTCCATAGTGTAATTGGTAACACACCTGACTTCAACTCAGGACAATGGGGGTTCGAATCCTTCTGGGCGTGCTTATAAGACCTCATAGCTCAGTTAATTAGAGCACCAGATTTTTAATTTGGGAGTCCTTGGTTTGAATCCAAGTGGGGTCACTTTAAATTGAAATTAAATAATTAATACACGCTTAGGGGATTTAGCTCAATGGTAGAGCACTACGCTGTTAACGTATAGGCTATTGGTTCAAGTCCAGTAATCCCCGCAACTATATAAAATTGGAGCTTGTGGTGTAATGGTAGCATATCTGACTGTCGATCAGAAGGCTGGAGTTCAAATCTCCCAGGTTCCGCAATTATTTACTTTAAAAATTGGGAGAATATATGGAAGACAACGTTATTTACAGGGTTAATGTTAAAAAGATGACCCTTGAAAACTATATCAAACTATACAATGAAGTTTTCTACCCTAAGAATTATCCCTATCATCTTAGAGTAGGGCTAAGAGGAGAACCTAATAGGGTTAGTATGATTCTTCAAATAGGAGAACCTATAGAAACATCTGATGAGTTTGATATTGATGAACCTACACTTTATAAATTTCACGATGTTTTAACAGTGTATGGGGATACTGATGAAGAGGTTATAAATGCTTTTAATAGGATTGAATTATCTGATAATGTCAAAGAAGCATTTCAAAAAATATGGGATAAATAATATGAAAGATTTTAGTAAAGAAGCTAAGAAAATAGCAGCAGATTATTGACATACAAATGATTTATCTCCATATCTACCCAATAAAGATAAAGAAGAATATAATAGAGAACCAGTATATTGGTGTGCTACATGTAAATCATTAATGATAATCAATTTTGAATCTGAGTTAGATACTGAAATAGAATGTTATTGTGGTAAATGTGGCAGTACTGAAATAGTTAAAGGTTCTATACAAGAATGGGAGAATTTAATTAATAAACAAAATAATTAATATGGAAGATAATAAATCAAAAGTAGTGGAAATGAATCCAAAAGCCTCTGGTGAGGAGGTAAAACAAGATAATAAATTATCTTATGAAGAATTAGTAAATGTAGCTAATCAGTTACAAATACAGAATCGTCAAATGCAACAGCGGTTGTATCAATTGATGGAAGAACATTCTGTTATTAGAATGAACTTCTTATTCGAAATTGTTAAGAATTCTAACATGTTTCAAAAAGATACTGTAGAGGAAGCTATTAAAGAGATTGAGGAAAGTCTATTCTCCTCTTATAAGGAACCTGAGGACAAAATTTTAGAATAATATGAGAGGGAAACGATGAATAAATCAGTTACTAAAATACCATGCAACCTAACATCTTTTTTTATGTATTGGTTAATGTTTACATCTCCTATGCATAAGATGTCTACTAAGGATATGGAAATATTATCTTATATACTAAAGAAAAGATATGAACTGAGCAAAATTATCGTGGATGATTCTAAGATAGATACTTTTCTTTTCTCCAGTGAAATAAGAGATGAAATTGTTGAAGAGCATGGTATTACAAAAAACTCTTTACAAGTGGCTTTAAGTCATTTTAGAAAAATAGGTGTTTTATTAGAAAATGATCAATTAAATAAAAGGTTTATTCCCAACCTATCTCCAGGAGCAAATAGGTTTGATTTAATGATTTTATTTGATATACAAGATGTTAAAGAAAAGAGTTAAAGACATAGTTATAAAAGCTGCTAAGGAATTAAATCTTCCTGTAGATAAGGCTTTAGAAGCGTATAAAAGCTATTGGTTATTTGTTAAGGAGAAGATTGAGAACATGCCTTTAGAAGGTGTTACAGAGGAAGATTTTAATAATATCAGATCTTCTATCAATGTTATAGGATTGGGAAAATTCTCTACCTCGTATAAACGTATCCAAAATATAAATAAAAAGAAAGAAATTACTAATGAAAGAATTAAAAATAAAAAAAGGAATTCCACTACTTAATTATGTTATATTAACAGCAGATAGGTATACTATTGACGAACTAGCAGATATGTATGGTGGCATTGTACCAGCAGGTATGACAGATCAACTTAAACCTCACCAAAAGATTATTAGCATATCTCCTAGAAGTAGCATGGCTAATATTTTAGAGCCAGATATGTTAGTACTTATTAACATTGATAGGTATGGGAGATCAATGCAAAAGAAAAACTCCATCAAATCATCTATGGATGAACACTATGATAATCATGTTGTTTATGATGTTCCTGTAATAGAGTTAGATGGTAAGGAGTGTTTAAAACTGGGAGATAATGATATTGAATTCATTATCGAAGAGTACGAGTTTGTAAATAGTAAAAAAACTTCTAAAATAGAAGTCCCAGATCAAAAAATACTGGTGAATAAAAATCCAAATATTTTACTTAATTAATAATGTATAGTCCTGCTACTGCTAAAGGTGGTAGGACTTTTTTATTATATATAGATATGCACTTAATAAAATGAGAAAACAATAAGATTGTAATAGCCCCAGAAGCTTATGCTATAAAGGCTTTCAGAGATATATGGGATTCTGATAAATCTGATACTAAAGAGAGAGCTATATTACTACTAGGAACATTATATTTCATGTATCATCCTGGTAGTGATTTTAACTTTGAAATAGATGAAGAGACTAGGTTAGAGAATGTGAAAGAACAAACTGGGTTACCCCCTGATTGGGAGCCAGACACACTCTTTAAGAATGCAATTCCTGTATATAAATATCTAACTAATACTACCTCTTCAATTACTCTTAACGAAAATAAAAGGCTTTTAGCAAGGATTAGTCAATACTTAGATGAGGTCGAAATTAATGATAAGAATCTTGCTGCACTTACCAAATCAATTAGTGAAAGAACGGCTTTATCTTTAGAGATTAATAAAGCCGAGAGGGAGATTTATAAAGACGTGGAAGAACATTCTGCAAAAATGAGAGGTAAAGGAACCAAGACAATTGGGGATGACGGTTTAGCACATTTATTTAATACGGAATAGTATGGTTAATTTTAATAATATTATAGAATCCTATAATACTTACAGGGGAACTAATTATGTGGCTGTAAAGACTTCTAAACCTACCAGTAACCCCTTTGCAAAAGGGCAATTAGAGTATAAAATAAAGATAATAGATTCTATTACAGGTGATGAAGTATGTACTGCTTCCCAATTTATGTACACCTCTGAAAATATACCACAAGATGTTTGGTGGCCATTATATAAAGAAGTATTAAAATTTTTATTTACAAATGAAGGAATTTAATGAATTTCAAACCCCATTAACTGAATCTTTAATAGAATCCTTACCCAAGGAAGTAGTTGATGAGTTTTGAGAATATGTTAATACCGTACCTTTTATACAAAGACTTATATCTCCTGACAGGAAAAGAGCCAAGGATTTACCAAGAGATGAGGAAGGTAAGATTATAGTAGATCTCTCTAATCCTCATATTCTTGAAGATATGGATTACTTTAGAGAGACTGCTATACATTATCAAAAATACAAATGTTTCACTAAATTAAGGGTTAATACACACCCACAATCTGAATATATGAAGTGATTCAAGAGGGAGATTTGAAGAATATGGCATGGTATGGTGAGACCTTCTGATGGTGAATGAATCACTGGAGATATGTACTTTTATTTAAATTACTTCCCAATTATTCAAACTAAGATTATTAAGAAGGGTAAGGCTAGATATGGGGAAAGAACTGTAGATCTTCCCGAAGTTTGGGAGGGGGTTTATTGGAGATTTCATTATTGGGAACAAGCTAAAAAGGGAGGTCTTTATAATGATTTTGAAGGTAATCAACATGCTGTTGAGATTGCAAGGCGTGGAGCTAGCAAAAGCTATAGTGTTGGCTCTAAGATAGTTAAGAACTTTGTTTTAGGGATAGATGAACATACTAACACTAAAGTAAAGTCTTTAATAGCAGCTTATAATAAAGAATATCTCGTTAAAGATGGTACTCTTAATAAAGTAATTGATGGTATAAATTTCTTAGCAAATAATACACAATTTCCATCTAGAAAAATTAAAAACTCTCTATCTGAAATGCAGTGGATAGCAGGGTGAATTGATGAAGATAACCTCCCCAAAGGTTCTGAAAACGAGATGCTTGGAATCTCTATATCTGATGATCCAGATAAAATTCGTGGAAAACGATCAAACTATGTCTTTTTTGAAGAATATGCAGTTTTTCCTAAGTTCCTGGATACCTGGCAAGTAGCCCTCCCTAACGTGCAAGAAGGTAGCATTGCCTTTGGGCAGAATATAGGTATTGCAACTGGGGGATCAGAGGGTAGTGATTTCATGGGGGCTTTAGAAATGATTCAATACCCAAGAGGATATAATGTTTATGCTCTACCTAATGTTTATGATAAAAATTCTTCTGGAAAGAGAGACACCCTATTTTTCTTTCCAGGATATATAAATGTTAAAGGTTTTTATAATAAAGATGGTGTGAGTGATGTTGTAGGAGCTATGATTGAAGAACTTAAATTTAGGTATAACTTAAAATATAATTCTTCAGATCCTATACAATTGTCCAGACGTAAGGCTGAGACTGCTTTTACAATACAAGATGCTATCATGAAAACTGATAGTACTATATATCCTGTTGCTGATTTGAATGATCAAATCAATTGGTTAGATAATAATCCCGCTGAAACTCAAAAATTATATGTTGGTAAATTAGTATTAAGAGATGGGGAGGTTGAATGGAAACCTGATCCTGAAGCTCAACCTATTAACCATTTCCCACATAAGGATAACAAGTTAAGGGGGGCTGTTGTTATTAAGGAGCACCCTATCAAAGGATCTGATGGTAAAGTTCCATGAGGTAGATATATTTCAGGAGCAGACACTATAGATACAGATGGTGCGGAGACTCTTTCTTTATTTTCATGTTATGTTCTAGACTTGTGGACTGATGAAATAGTTGCTGAATATACTGGGAGAGAAGAGTTGACAGATGATTCTTTTGAGATTTATAGATTACTTTTAATGTACTATAATGCTGAAGGTAATTACGAGAATAATAAAAAGGGGTTGTTTTCACACTTCTCTAAATTTAATTCACTGCACTTACTTGCTGATACTCTAGAATTCTTACGTGAGAAAGACCCGCAAAGACAACGTATTGGTAATGCTACTAAAGGAACTCCAAGTTCTGTACCTATTAAAAATATGGGTAGGAGAATGATTAGGGATTTCTTGCTCAAACCTTATGATGATATTAAGATAGAGGTAGTAGATGGGGTAGAGACTGAGGTTAAAACCACTGAAAGATCTTTAAAGAAAATTAGATTTAGGGCGTTACTTCAAGAGTTGGCTACTTATAATACGGATGGTAACTTTGATAGGCATGATGCTTTATTAATGTTAATGCTTATTAGGGAGGATAAACTTAGATTACTTGGAGATGACTCTTGGGAGAATAGGTATGAGAGAGATAAAGACTACCTTGGTGATGATCCATTTTTTAACTCTAATTATGAGGGAAAGGATGATAATAAACAATTTTTAGAAACTATGAAGAGGTTAGGAATATCAGTTTAGTTATAAAATTGAGGAAAATATATTATGAATATCATAATACTATTGCACAATTTAAATTAAATTTTTAACTTTGCCTGATAAAATACTTTTATAAATATGAATAACTTTAATGGCTTACCCCCTGGTAAAATATCTTGGAAGAAAAAGAACCAGGAGTGGCGACAAAAACATGTAGATTGGGCTGAGAATTATATATGAAGTTATGATTCAAGGGTACGTAAACCATTGAAGAATAAAATAATTAATTCTAATTTGGTAAGTGGTATCTTGGATTTAGAAGATCTCAGGATGCTAATAAATCCTTATAACCAGAATTCCTCTGCCATACCTGATAATATACAACATTATCCTATACTTAATTCTAAACTGAATGTTCTTGCGGGAGAAGAAGCTAAACGTAGGTTTGATTTCAAGTTAGTAGTTACCAACCCAGATGCTATTTCTGAGATTGAAACTAATCGTAAGAACAATTGGATGAAGGATCTTTCTATGTGGGCTACAGAAAACTCTCAAAATGAGGAAGAAGCTATTAGAGACCTAGAAAAGATTACTAAATACAATAAATATGAATGGCAGGATATAAGGGAAATACGTGGTAATGAAGTGTTAAATCATTACATAAAAGAGTTATCCCTACCACTCAAATTCAATAAAGGTTTCTACAATGCTATGTGGGCAGGAGAAGAAGCCTATCAATGTGATATTGTAGGTGGTGAACCTGTAGTAGAAGTGATCAATCCTAATAAAATGATAGTACTTAGATCGGGATATTCTAATAAAATAGAAGATGCTGATATGATAGTATTATGAGATTACTGGTCTCCAGGAAAGATTATAGATACTTATTATGATGTATTAACAGATAAGGATATTGAGTATATTGATAAATTACCCTTTACTGCTTCTACAGATGATATGGATAATTATGATCCAACTTCTGAATTTGTGTTTGTAGACCCGAAAGGATCTGAATACGGTGAAGGGGTCATGTTAGAAGGAGATCTTTTAGCCAATCAACTATTTAACAATAATATAGTTTTTGATAATGCTCATGTTGATAACTTTGGTAATATAAGGGTTATCAGAGTGTATTGAAAGTCTTTTAGAAAGATACTGAAAGTTAAATCATTTAACTACGAGACTGGTGAGGAAGAGTTTAATTTCTACCCAGAAGATTATGTAGTTAATGAACATATGGGAGAGGAAGCTACCCCCCTTTGAATCATGGAGGCCTGGGAAGGTACCAAGATAGGTGACAAGCACTATGTTAATATGAGACCTAGGGTAGTACAATACAATAGATTGAGCAATCCTTCAAGGTGTCACTTTGGTATAATTGGGAGCATCTATAATACTAATGATAATAGACCTTTCTCTTTAGTGGACATGGCTAAACCATATAACTACTTGTATGATGTTATACATGATAGATTAAATAAGAATCTTGCTGCTAATTGGGGAAAAATCATGAAACTAGATTTAGCCATGGTTCCAAGAGGTTGGGAGATTGATAAATGGATGTATTATGCTAAAGCCAATCATATTGCCGTAGTAGATAGTTTTAAAGAAGGTAATAAAGGGGTAGCTACTGGTAAATTAGCAGGGATGTTAAATAACCAGTCTTCAGGAGTGATAGATGCTGATCAAGGTAATGCTATACAGAATGATATTAACCTTCTTCAATTCATTAAGATGGAGATGGGGGAAGTAATGGGTATTACTCCTCAAAGAGAAGGTCAAGTATCTAATAGAGAAACTGTTGGAGGTATAGAAAGATCAGTATTACAATCTAGTCATATCACTGAATGATTATTTACCATACATGATGATGTAAAGAAAAGAGTCTTAGAATGTTTGTTAGAAACTACTAAAGCAGCTTTCAAAGGTAAAATGATTAAGTTTCAATCTATATTAAGTGATGGTTCTTCCAGGTTAACTGAAATAGATGGAGATGAATTTGCTGAATGTGATTATGGATTGATAGTAGATAATTCTAATAATACAGAGCTTTTTATCCAGAAAATGGAGGCTTATGCACAAGCATTAATTCAGAATCAGATGATCTCTACTTCTACCCTATTGAAACTTTGGAATGGTTCATCTATTGCAGATATTTCAAGAAGTGTTGAAGAGGATGAGAGGCAAGCTAAGGAAATGATGGCTCAACAAAATGAAATTCAACAACAGCAATTCCAACAAAAGATGGAAGCAGAAGCTGCTATAGAAGCTGAGAAGCTTAGAATACAAGAGGATAATAATATTAGAGATAATGAAACTAAAATCTTATTAGAGCAAATCAGGTCTTTTGCTAACCAAGAAGCAGAAGAGCAAGGGTTTGAATATGATCCTCAAAAGAAAGCAGAGTTAGAAGAGAAGATAAGACAATATAATGCTAATTTAGCTTTAGAAAGGGAGAAACTAAGGGAGGAAAAGAAGCAAAATAGTATTCAAAATAATCTTAAACAACAAGAGATTAATATAAAGAAAACTAAATCAAACACTACAAAAACAAAATAATATGACAATAAATGGTACTTTAGTCATATCTAAAACACCTCCCCTAACTGCTAAAGAGGGAGTTGTTTGGATAGATACTTCAACACAGATTCCCAGAATAAAATACTTCTCTGGAGGTGGATATATTCCTTTGAATGATATTCAAGAACTACCCACAATTCCAGAAACTCCTACTTGAGATTCTTTAAAGGGTAAACCTGAAGTAATTGCTGCAGGAGCAACCCAAGCAGAAGCACGAACAGCAATTGGGGCAGGTACAGGTAACTCTAATTTAGTAATAGGGACAACAGCTTCTACAGCAGCAGCAGGAAATCACAATCATGCTGTAACAGCACATTCTGAAAGTGGACTAGCTGCCGCTATTAATATACAAGATTTAGCCCAAGCTTTATCAGCAAGAATAAAAGCTTTAGAAGATGTCTCGATGACGATTGATGAATATGGAAATTTGATAGTAACAATATATAATTAAAAATTGATGTTATGGTTACTCATCAGTAATAATATAATAAATTAATAAATAGTTATGCTAGAATCATTACTATTAGCCACGTTACCTGCCATAGCCACTCTTATAGTAACTAACATATATAATAGGAGTAGACATAAAGCAGAGATAGAGAAGATTATACAAGAAAAGAAAAATAGTGAATCTGATAATTTTAGAATTATTTTTGAAACGTATAATAGTACTTTAATGCAGTATAAAACAGAATTAGAAGATGTTAATAAAAGGTTCTCTAATTATATAAAAGAAGCAAACAAACGAGACCAAGCTAATAGGGAAAGAATTGCTAAACTAGAAAAAGATAATGCAGAAATGAAACAACAATTAGAGAAACTACTAGCATCTAGTAAAGAGTCTTAAACACTTTTAGCATGCAAAAATATATAATAGGAGGTTTAGTAGTATTAGCCATGTTAGTTACTATCTTTATTTTAGGTAGACAGGTCAGTAATTTAAAAAAAGCTAATACTACTCTAATACAAAATAATAAAGCGTATGAGTCAGATATATTAGGATTACAAGATTCTATATCTAATATAAGAGGTACATATAGGGTAACTATAGGAGAATTAAATACTTCTAGAGATAGATTATTAGCAGAGTTAAATACAGCTAGAAGAGAGTTAGGTATTAAAGATAAAGAGATCAGAGATTTATTACATTTCAAATCTACTATAAAAACAGATACTATCGTAGTAGTAAAACCTATCATAGTACAAGACAGTTGTGAATTTGATATAGAAATAGAATATAATCCACAAACTATTTTTAATGTATCCATGAGTAAGGAACATGGAGAACATGTTATAAAACATAGTGCAAATATATCAGGAAGTTTCAGTGCTTTTATGTATGAAACTTCTGAATGGAAAGAACCTAACTTTTGGAAAAGGTTGTTTTTATTTAGGTGGGGGAAAAACTATTACGAAGAAAATACTTTAATTTCAGATAATGAGATTATTCAAATTAACGATTTTAGAGTAATTAAAATACAAGATTAGTGGTAGAAATTGAAAAGCTTTTTAAAGATAAGCCTTATCTATATAGGATGGGGGCAAAAACAGTTAGTAAGAGATTCCATGTTTCTGAAGACAAGATAAGGAAATACAAACAATCTCTTAAAGCATCTAAAAGAAGTAAGATACTTATACTGGATATAGAGACCGCTCCTTTAAAAGCATATGTTTGATCAAGGTGAAAACAAAATGTTCATTTAGAACAGACTATATCTGAATGATTTATGATTTCATGATCTGCAAAATGATTAAATGATGATAAAATATATTCAGATGTATTAACTTCAAAAGAAATACTGGCAGAAGATGATAAGAGAATAGTTTCTAAATTGTGACAACTACTGGATGAGTGTGATATAGTTATTGCACATAATGGGAAGAGGTTTGATATTCCCAAAATAAATGCAAGATTTATCGTACATGATATATACCCACCATCCTTTTATAAACAGATAGATACTAAAGAAATAGCTTCTAGACAGTTTGGTTTTAGTTCTAATAAACTAGATGCTCTTGCAGGGTATTTTAATATAGAACATAAGGATAATACGAGTTTCGAGTTATGGAAAAAATGTATAGAAGGGCATACTCCCTCTTTAAAATACCTGGAAAAATACAATCGTAAGGATATTATTATCTTGGAAAAGATATACCTTAGAATGAGGCCTTGAATACCTTCACATCCCAATATGAGTTTATACAATCCTACAGGAGAATTGCAATGTACCGCATGTGGTTCCACCCATCTTAAAGAAGATAATCATTATTATACTAATAGAAATAAATTTAAGGTATATAGATGTGAAGATTGTGGCTCCCTATCCAGGGATACAAAGGGTGAGATAAAATTAAAAACTTTATCACCAATACCAAGGTAAATACTATGGAATTAATACTTAAAAGAACTGAATTTGATACACATACTGAAGGGGTACTCACCATAAAAGGACATACTTTTAGTTGTGATACTTTAGAGGATCCTAATAGAGATAAAAATAAGAACGGTAAATTTGATAATGGGGAAAATAAAATAGCTGGTAATACAGCTATACCTTACGGGAGATATAAAATAACCATAGATGTGGTGTCTCCTAAATTTTCTAGAGTAGCTACTTATAATTCTATACAAGGCAAACTCCCCAGGTTGTTAAATGTTCCTCACTTTGAAGGGATACTTATTCATATTGGAAATACCGTGAAAGATACTGATGGGTGTATACTCGTGGGGAAGAAAACTTCTCCAGGCTTTATATCGCAATCTAGAGATACTTTCTTTAAATTGTATGATATATTAAAACAACACAGAGATAAAAATGAAGATATTTGGATAACTATCATTTAAAATAGTTATGTATTTGTTTAAAAATTCTTAACAAAACAATAATACTATTGCAGAATTAAAATAATAGTATTTACTTTGCAATATTAATAATTTAAGGGAGAAATAAATTATGGATTTTACAGATGAATTATCATTTGATATGATTGGAAACATGTCAGATGAAGAGTTTAAAGATAAAGATAGTCAGGAAAATCAAGTCACTGAGGATATTGATGAAGCATCTCCTTTTGAGTTCGATACTACAGAAGAGGATGTTTTAGAAGATCCAGAGGGAGTAGGTGATGAAAGTCAAGAAGATGGGAAGCCCTCTAGTCAAGAGGAAGGTACTTCTCCCAATTTCTATGCTTCCATAGCCTCCTCTCTGAAGGCAGATGGGATTCTTAATCTTCTTGACGAGACTGACTTTGAAAATATAAATGATGCTACATCATTAGCATCCTTATTTCAAAAACAAATTGATTCTATGCTGGATGATAACCAGAGGAGGATCAAACAGGTGTTAGAATATGGTATTCCAGTAGATCAAGTAAGGAAGTATGAAAATGCTATATCTTATCTTGATAGTATTACTGAAGATGCTATTAAAGCAGAAACCCAGGATAGTGAGCAATTAAGGGGCAATATCCTTGTTCAAGATTACATGAATAAAGGGTTCTCTCAAGAAAGAGCTAACAGGGAAGCCAAGAAATCTTTTGATGCAGGTACTGATATTGAAGATGCTCTAGAAGCTCTTAAAGAAGTTAAAGAGTTTTATAAGAAAGAGTATCAAACTCTTATAGAAACTACCAAAGCAGAGAAAGAGGCTTTGCTAGCTAAAGAAAAAGAGGATTCTAAAAAATTAGAAAAACTATTTCTTGAAACAGAGGAACCTATTAAAGGATTGAAACTTACACCATCAGAACGTAAGAAAATTCTAAATCAATATACTACTTTTGTTGATAAAGATGGTAATGTTCCAATGAATGCTATTCAAAAATATGCTAAAGAAAATCCTGTAGAATATCAATATAACATTAATTTGTTGTACTACCTTACTGATGGTTTTAAAGATATTGGTAAAGTAGTTCAAAAACAAGTCAAAAAACAAACTAAGAGTGCTCTTAGCGACCTTGAAAGAAAGTTAAGAAACCCCGCTAACAACGTGGGTTCTGGTGGTTTAGATTTTGGGAATGATACTTCTCCAGATTCTTACAAAGGTCTAACAGTAGTCCTCGATTAATGAAAAATATTTTATAAACCAATTTTTAAAGAAAACAAAAAAATGGCATTAGGTAAATGGCAAATGCGGGACTTTACTTCGTGAAAGGGCCTGACTAGATCTAACCATATTAGTGGAGTTTTTGGTTCTAAGCCTCAACTCGTTACTGACGTAATGATAAGGTTGCTAGAACATAATTATGGTAAAAACTTAGAAACTTATTTATCAAGATTCCCAGTTAAATACTTCGAAGAAGATGAGGATATTACTTGGAGGCTTATTGGTAGCTCTCGTAAGAATGTTCCTTTGGTAGAAGCACGTGACATTAGCGGCAATGTCATTACTTCTGGAATGGCTGGTGTTAATACAGAACCCTTCTATCTTGTATTTCAAGAAGATTACTTTGCTGACGGTGAAGTAATTGTAGGAGAGAAAAATGAGGTATATCCTCTACGTATTTTAGAGGATCCAAAGTTTGAAGGTACTCTTACCATTTATAAGGTAGAGTTGATGGGGGCTGTTCTTAGTGGTATGCCTGCTGAAGAACTTCAAATGGGGAAAAGATTCTCCGTGGAATTTGCTCCTGTGGAAAAAGAAGGTTCTCGTAAGGTAGGTGATATTAGATTCGCTGCTCCTGTATCCATGCGTAATGAGTTCTCTCGTATTAGAATCCAGCATAAGATGTATGGGAACATGATGAATAAAAAGATTGCCTGTGGTATCCCAATGCGTGATGATAAGACTGGTAAAGTAACAGTTATCAATACTTGGATGCATCATGCAGATTATGTTCTTGAACAACAGTTTGCAGACTATAAGAACTACGCTCTAGTATATGGTACAAGTAACCGTACTAGCTCTGGGGAATATAAAAACTACGGTAAATCTGGTAATATTCTACAAACAGGTGCTGGTATTCGTGAGTTAATGTCTTATGCTAATACCTACTTCTATAATGATTTCTCTTTGAAACTTTTGGAAGATGCATTGTTTGAATTGAGTACGGGAGTAATAGGATTCAAAAATCGTACCTTCATGCTAGAAACTGGTGAAAGGGGTGCGGCATTATTTAATAAAGCAGTATTGGATACTGTTTCTGGATGGCAAGCATTTGGTTACTTTAATGGTAATAGTGGTGTAAATATCATACAAAAAACTAATTCTGAACTTCACTCTAACGCTTTGAGTGCAGGATTCCAGTTTGTTGAATATCGTGCACCAATGGGTATTACTTTGAAAGTAAATGTTAACCCGATGTATGATGATCCTGTACGTAACAAGATCTTACATCCACTAGGAGGTTTTGCTGAATCTTACAGGTTTGACTTGTATGATATTGGTAACCCTGAACAACCTAATATCCAGTTGGCCAGAATTAAAGGTATGGAAGATATCCGTGGCTACCAGAGAGGTTTGAGAAATCCTTGGACTGGTGAAAATGGTGGAGATATGGCATATGATGAGGACTCTACAGTAGTACACAAGTTTGCTGCTTTGGGTGCTATCGTCTTAGATCCTAACCGTACCATGTCACTAATTCCTGCTGTGCTTGCAGGGTAGTATTAATAAAATAATAGTTACCCCTAATTACTGGGGTAACTTCTTTTTATAAATAAAAAATATTAAATAATATGGGAGAATTAGATAATATGGAAGTTGATTTTGATAGTGTAGATACACCAACAGAAATCCCTAAAACTGTTAAAGAAGTAGTTGAAGAAGCTTCTCCAGTGAGAAATAAAGTAACCCCTTCTAAGAAAGAATTTGTTAATTGCTTACGTAATGAACGTGTAATAGTAAAATTCGTGCATAATGAGAAGGGCTTAATTTCAGATCCTAAACATGTTTTATATGGAGGTTTAGGGGAAAATTCTAAGAGACGTTTTGTAGTTCCAGTATTACAGTCTGGAGTGTTTAAGAATGTTCTTACCAACTCTGAAAAAGAATGTCTTGAAACCATCATGGGACTTCCAGAAAATGCTCTTTCCGTATATAAGAAAGTAGATAACTTCTGGACTAATAGAGGAGTTACCTTGGGGAAGGAACCAACTATTTTGGATTTATCTATACCAGATGATTATATTAAATATAAAATACTGTTGGCTAATGATGATTATATAGCACCTTCTGAAGAAGCTCTACGTAATCATAGGAAAGCTACATACCAATTTGTATTACACAGAGAGGGGCAAGAGTTAGAAAATGCTTTAGAATCATTGAATACTACTTCAAAAGCTTTTATGTTGTTTGGGGAGTTGAAAGATGATTTAAAGAAGCTTGCCATGGTTGTTGAAATGACTACTGGTAAAACAATTTCTAGAATAGAAAAGAAACATGTGTTTGCTCAAGTAGAAACAGCTATTAAAGAGACTCCAGAACGTTTTATTAAAAATGCGGAGGATCCTTTCTTAGATACTAAGATATTGATTAAAGATGCTATTTCTAGTGGGTATATTAGAAAACGTGGGGAATATTACTACCTAACAGAGGGTAATAGACCTCTATGTAATGATAAACAAGAACCAACTTTGCAATCAGCTTGTGAGTTTTTAAATGCTCCAAAAAATCAGGAAATACTATTCCTATTGCAAGGTAAAGTATATGGATAATGACAACAAAGGAGTTTGACTTAGAATTTGATGTATTATATGATAATGTTACCTCTGGTAAAGCTCCTGGATTAAATGCTTACGAGAAATCTCTTTTCCTAACAAAGGCACAGGATCAGATATTGAAGAATTATTTTAACCCTTTAGGCAATAAATACCAAGAGGGTTATAGTGATTCTGCTAAACGCACTGTAGATTTTTCTAACATAATGAAATCTAGTTCTATATCAGGGAGTATAGGAGTTAATACTACCTATAAGAATACCATGATATATAACCAACCTGATGATATTTTCTTACCAGTATCTTTTAATTTAAGAAATCCTGATGGAAAAGAATTACAAGTAAAGCATGTTAAGGAAGACGAACTCACTAGATTGTTTTCTAAGCCTTATAAAGAGCCTTTTAAAGGACAGGCATACAAGATAGATAATTCTACAACCACTAAAACATATGAAATAATAGTAGGTAGGGCAGGTATTAATGATAATTATACTCTACACATTAGATATATCAGAGTTCCTTCACCTATAATATTGACCGATTTTGAAGAATATGAGAGAGTGTTGGGTATAGAAGATGGTTATTTAATCTTGAGAGGTTTAAGAACAGTTTCTGAATGTGAGTTAGATCCTTTAATACATGATGAAATTCTAGACAGGGCTGTAAATCTTGCTAAAGTAGCCTATGAAGGCTCTCCAGAAGCTATAGTACAATACTCCACCAATAATGAATAGTTATGACAATAAAAGAATTTTCAGATCAGTTTGATACCTTATTAGATTCTTATAAGGTTCCAGATGAATTTGGTAGAGTAGAAAATCTAGTTACTATTAAATTAGATGAGTACGAGAAGTCTACACTACTAACAGAAGCTCAAGATATAATTTTAAAGGCTACCTTCCAAGGGGCTTTTGATCTAACAGAACAAGGGCAAGTGTATTTCTCTGGATTAATCACAGTGGGTGAGGGCACACCTACTACAGGTGATACTTACTCTGATAATGGTAAATTATTTACATTGCCTGATAATGTTTTTTGAATTCTGAATGAAAGAGTGGTAGATTCTCAAAATAATAAATATGTAGTTAAGCCTATTAATTATACTGAATATGATAGGATACTCTCTAAACCCTATGCTAAACCTTTAAAAAGACAAGCATGGCGATTATATCAAGGGGCTGATACTGGGGCTGCAACTCCTCTAGCAGAGGTAGTTATTAGGAATTCCAATGATATATCTGAATATTTAGTTAGATATATAAGGAAACCCGTCCCTATTATACTTGAAGATTTGGGTGACTTAACTATTAATAATGTGTCTGCACCATCAGAATGTGAATTACATCCTATAGTACATCGAGATATTTTAAATAAGGCAGTAGACTTAGCGTTAGCTAGATATACTACAACTATACGCCCTTCTAATCCAAAACAATAATGACCACAAAAGAGTTTTCTGATCAATTTGATGTATTACTAACATCATATTTAAGATTTAAAAAGTTTGATGATAAGGAGATTTTAGATAGTATTGAAATAAACGAGTATGAGAAATCTATTTATTTAACCAAATCTCAAAATAACTTGGTTATAGAACTCTATTCTGGTAGAAATATTTTAAATAGTTCTTATGAACAAACTGAAGAATTACGGAGATATCTATCTAACTTAAATACTACTGAAGAGATA